GTGTTGATGGTGCTGACTTAATCTATGCCAAGATAAATGATAATGAAGTTGATGAAAACGCTCTGGCTTCAACCAATGCGAATCGTCAAGAAGATTTGGTTGACGCAATCAGTGAGTATGTTGAGTTCGAATCAACTGGTGCTGATGATGAAATGTTTGAAGACGCTGTAAAATTCATTGATAATGTTCCTTATAATAAAGGTAGTGAAGAAATTCAAACTCAAAAGGCATATGCTGACCAGAAACCCACCAATCCTGCACTTAGAGTTAAATCACCGGAACTGGATAAGTTTGTAACTGAGATTCAAGACTATCAACCCGATGAAGAACCGGGTATGGAAATGGACCCAACGGCAATGCCACCGGAATTCGGTAACGCAAGTATTCCTAATGCTGCTGATGATGGTAGTGTTGGTGTTGACCCATATGATAGTATTGATACAGATGATGATTTTGAGGTAGAACCAGAATTAGCACCAGAGAGAGTAGCAATTATTAATCAAGCATATGAAAAACTAGTTCAATCAGGTAATCCTTCACCAACAATGGAAGACACTGCTAGAGAAGCAAATAGAATGGAAGGTATTCAAACACAACCTGCTCCGAAAACCAGAACAATTCCTAGAGGTGCTGAAGAATTCTATGAATCAACAGACCAAGATAAATTTGAGGATGTTGTGTTTATGCAAGGTGAAGAAGCAGATGAACCACTTGATATTTTAAGGAATCAGGGTGAAGACGCTGCAATGGAATACCTAATGCAATGGCATGATAGTGGTAATCACATGGGTAGTGCTGAATTAGGACATGGTTCAAGTGACCAGACATTTGAGAAAGATGGTTATACTATGGCATGGAATACCCCACTCAATTATATTGGTTTACAATATGATTTATCTGGGTTGGATGAAGATGAAGAAAATTATCCAAAACAAATGGGTAAGAAGTTCAAGCCTAAGAATCAAATGCCTAAGAAAAAGAAAAAACAACAAAGTGTTGTGAAATTAAGTGAAGAAGTTCCAGTCCCTGATGAATATGATGAACCTAATATGGATATGATGAAAAATGCTCCTGAAGATGTTGAACAAGTAATGCAAGACAAAGACGAAGCCGGAGACGAACTTGAAGGTGGACTCGCTGATGACAAATCATCATTCGATTTCTGTCCGAAACAAATTGCTAAAGGTATTGAAGTGGAAATGGAACATACTGAGAATCCCCTAATCGCTATTGAAATCGTAATGGACCACCTAGTCGAAGACGAATTCTATTATGGTCAGGATGATGAAGACCCGGAAGCTGCTGCAATGTCAGGTGCTCAAGCCGATGCTGAAGGAACTGAAGATGATGAAATGACTGATGAGTTATTGGGATTCAAACCACATAACGTTGGTGATTATGCAAATGTTAACGAAATGAATTCTTCATATGTTGTTGTATCTGATGGTGCTTCTGCTTATGTAGAAGATATGAATAATGTTCCTGAAGATGCTAGTGTTCTTAAGAAATTTAATAACATTGATGATGCACAGGAATATGCTGATTTGGAAAATGCTAAAATTAGTGGTATAAATGAAGAAGAATATCAAGGTAATGTTGGTGACCGTTATGCTGATGCTGAGGGAAATGAATTTAGCGTAAGAGATAAGACTAAAGGCGGTGTCACTCTTAAAGGACAAGGTGGTGAGAAAGAAGTTAATACCAGTAGTCTTAGCTTGATGAAGAATCTTGGTGAAGCCAAGAAGCCAAAAGAAGTTATCAGTGAAGCTAAACTTAAACTTGCAAGACAAGCACTGAATAAAAGAGGACTTAATGAAGGTATGACAAAAAAAGAAGCAATACAGCTTTTAATTAAAAATAATATAAGATAAAAAAATTCAAAATATCGAGCAAATTAAAGACTACCAATGGTAGTCTTTTTTGTTTCTCAGTATTTATAGGAAAATAATTCAATGAGTCGTTTTAGAAGTTATCTAAGTAAGAACAATACGTTGATTAGTAGTAATCTAACCAACAACTCTCAAAACCCCGTTACTGAGGTATCATATGGTTCTCTTAACCAAAGGGTTACTAGATTTATTTTTGATATAGACCTTACTGATTTAATTAATAAAATCAATGCTGGACTGATTGTACCTAATAGTGGGATGACTCATACATTGCATCTAACCAATACAATTAGTTATGCTTCACAATATCTAGGAAAGAAGTCATATTTAGAATCAATTGAAAGAGCGACAAGTTTTGAGTTAGAACTTTTTAATGTTAATGAGGATTGGGATGAGGGTAGTGGATATGATTTTATTTATGATGATACCTTTGAACCAAATGCTGTTCCACAGGCATCTAACTGGCAATATAGAAAAACCGATGTTGAGTGGACAAATGAAGGTGCTTATGGGACTGGAACAACCGAGATAATTACTACACAGCGATTTGAAAAGGGTAACGAGAGTTTTGATGTTGATATTACCGATTATGTAAACCAAAGATTAGGTTTTACTGGTACAACAGGATATACTGGAAGCAGTTTTGGTCTTGGAATTAAATTTCCTGATGAATATGAGGAATTACTGACTGAATTTACACAAGCCGTAGCTTTCCATGCCAAGAATACTAATACTTGGTATGAACCATATATCCAAACAGAAGTTGACGATACAATAAAAGATGACAGAAACTATTTCTATCTTGACAAATCCAATGACTTGTACCTATACTCAAATATTGGTGGCATTGAGCAAGATATTGATATCAATACCGTTAATATATATGACGATGATGATGTTTTGGTTCAGACAATAACCGGAGATTCAATCATTAATGTAAGTAAAGGTGTCTATAAAATCAATATTCAAATTGATTCAGAAATATATCCTGATGCGGTATTGTTTAGAGATCAATGGTTAATGACCATTAATGGAAGAGAAATAATTCATAATGGTGAATTCTATTTAATTTCACAGGATAATTATTATACATTCAATCAAAGCAATCAAATTAATTTCGATAATTATTTCTTCTATTTTTGGGGAATTGGTGAAAAAGAAAATGTTATTGCTGGTAATGTAAGAAAAATCAAATTAACAATAAAAGAACTATACGCTAATCAAAATAATTTTCTACCATTAGATATTGAATATAGATTATTCACAACAACTGGCGAAAAATATGAAATTGATGTCATATCATATACAAGTGTCGATAGAACAAACACTGGTTATGAATTTAATCTTGACACATCATGGTTAATTCCACAGGATTATAAACTCCAAATTAGATTGAAGAATGGTAATTATTATGAAAATAAGCAGACATTATCGTTTACTGTCGTTTCTAACAGTCTGTTACCAATTTAATCGTTTTAATTACGATTTTTTTTTAAAACTCTTGTATTTATGTTAAATGAAGGCTATATTTGTAGCATAATTTATAATTGAAAATAATTTTATTGAAAAACAAATTGAAATGAGTAATGAAAATCAGACAGGAGACCTGTCACAATTAAAGTCTATGTTTTCGGACTATCAAAAGAAACAAACTCAAGCAACTTCTAAAAACTCACGTGAAGACCTCTTAAAGAAGTTTTTCGTTCCAAGAGCAACTAAAGAGATTTTTAGAATCCTCCCCCCAAAAGCAGGTAGAAAACACATTGATGAGGCATTCTTTCATGTGTTATCAACCAATGCAGCAGGTGGGAAAAAGAAGCACGGCACAATTGTTTATTGTCCTGCACACAATGACCCTAAAGTACCTAAACTCGATGCTAGTGGAAAACCAATAGTTGATGACAAAGGTGCTGCGTTTATGGTTCCTGCTCCATGCCCAGCGTGTGCTGAGTATAGGAGAATCCTTGCAACCCAAGACCAATCTCTTAAAGGTGTAAAGAAAGATTCTATGACTGATGCCCAGAAAGTAATTTGGGAAAATAATCGAAAGATTTTCACTGAAGCCAATAAATGGCAAGCTAAGAAGTTCTATATTGTCAGAGGTATTGACAAAGGACAAGAAAAAGACGGTGTTAAATTCTGGAGATTTAAACACAATTATAAAAATCAAGGCACACTTGACAAACTCCTTCCAATCTTGGAAATGTACATGACAGACCAGCAAGCTGACTTTAGTGATGCAAATACCGGAACTGACTTGAACATTATCATGACTGATGCCGAGTTTAATGGTCATATCTACAAACAGATTTCAGCAATTGCACCTCGTGGTAAAGCACCTCTGCATGGTGACTCAACCGTTATGAGAGCATGGCTTGATGATGATGTGACTTGGAGAGACGTATTCAAACCTAAAAAAACACCACTTATTGGTCCTTATGAGTATCTTGAGATGTGTGTAAATCAAACTACTCCTTATTGGGAAGATAGTGACCAGAACAACAAACGTTGGGTTTATCCCGGTCGTCCCGATTTGGAAAAGCAAGCCAATACTCGTACATTGAATCTTGATAGTAATGAAAAGGAATTTGAGCAAGCTACTGATTTGGCTGATATCGGAAAACCTAAAGTAACTATCAGTAATATCACTGAAGAGAAAGTTGGGGAGTTTGTGGATGATGCAATTGATATCGGTAAAAAAACTCTTGCTGCTACACCAGCACAAGTGAATACACCTACTGAGACAAAAGCAGCACCTGTTGTTGATGAAACACCTGAAGATGCAGTTGAGGAACCTGAAGAAGATAGTGATGACTACAAAGACCTACCTTTCTAAAAATTAAAATCATTGTTAAAAAGGGGAGATAAATTGTCTTCCCTTTTATCCATTATAAAAATTTATACAGATGGCAAAAAAGAAAGCTGGTACTGATGTACCGTCAAATGCGGTTAGAAAACCGACCCCAAAGAAAAGTTTCAGTCTTAATGATTTTAAGAAAAAAATTGGTGCAGAAACAGTACCATCAAAACCACTCGAATGGATACCTATTGATAAAGCATTGCAAGAAGCGACAGGTATGCCCGGTGTTCCTAAAGGATATGTAACACAATTTCGTGGCTACTCCAATACTGGTAAATCAACTGCATTAATGAAAACTATTGTTAACGCACAAAAAATGGGTATATTACCAATAATTATTGATACTGAAAACAATATTGATGAGGGAAATGAAAGATTAACATTAATGGGTTTTGATTGGGATGGTAATTATATTTTGGTTAAAAATAAGTTTCTTTTGGAAAATTTTGGTGATTCTAAGGTAAGAAAAGAAGCCTCAATTGAAGATATGGCAAAAGCAATATTCTATTTTTTAGACCAACAAGAAGCTGGTAATTTAGAATTTGATTTATTATTTGCTATAGACTCAATTGGAATACTTAATTGTAACAAGACCATTCTTGGATTAGAGAATGATGGAACTTCAAACAACATGTGGAACGCAGCAGCATACGAACGCTCATTCTTAAGTATGCTTAATAACGTAATTCCGAACAGTAGAAGAACAGATAGTCCGTTCATAAATACTATGACAGTAGTACAGAAGGTTTGGCTTGATAATATGAATTCCGTTATAAAAAATCGAGGAGGGGAGACGTTCTATTTCGGTGCTAGACTTATTTACCATTTTGGGGGAATTATAACGCACGGAACGAAAAGAATTGTTGCCACAAGTAAAAAACGAGAACTAAACTATGGATATGAGTGCAAGGTGAATATTGCTAAGAATCATGTGAATGGCGTATCATTGCAAGGTAAGATAATATCAACACCACATGGATTCGTATACCCAGACAATATAGATGAATATAAGAAAAAATATATATTATATTTTCGTAATAGATTTGAAGATGATTCATTAACCTCAAATGATTTAGATTTTAAGTCTAAAGATATGGATGCTGATGGTAATGTGATTATTATAAATGATTTAATCGAAAGAAGTCCAAGTATTGATGAAAATGAAGAATAGATGGGAACTAAAAAACAAGATAATCATTGGAAGTCTAAGGAGAATTGTAGAATTGAGGCATTAAAATATAAGAGTAGAAACGAATTCAATAAAAATTCTTCTGGGGCATATAATAATTCATGGAGTAATGGTTGGTTAGATGAATTATGTTCCCATATGGTTAGACAAGGGAGTAGATATAGTAGATGTATTTATTCATGTAATTTTTCAGATAATTCAATATATATTGGTATAACCTATTCATTTAATAGACGAAAAACTGCTCATTTAAATATTGAGGGTAAAAAAATTAGTTCTGTTGGTAACTATATAATAAAAACAGGTATAATTCCTGAAGTAATAAAATTAACAGACTATCTTCCTCTTGATGAAGCTGTTATTTTGGAGGAAAGATATGTTAACGAATATCGTGAAAAAGGTTGGAATATTTTGAATCGAATTAAGACTGGTGGAGTTGGAAGTAATTTAGTTAAATGGGATAAAGCTGCTTGTAAGAAGGAGGCGTTAAAATATAAAAGTCGGAACGAATTTATGAATAAAAGTTCCGGGGCATATTGTGCTGCAAATAATCATAAATTTCTTAACGAGATTACTGAACACATGTTAAAATATAGAAAACATCGTGGTTATTGGACAAAGGAAAGATGTTTGGATGTTGCAAAAACATGTAAAACTAGAACAGAATTCCTTCAAAATTTTGGTAATGCATATGCAGCAGCCGTAAAAAATGGTGCTATTGTTGAGATACATGAAATGTTAAAAACCCAATTTAAACCAAGTGGTTACTGGAATAAAGAAAAATGTTTGAATGAATTTTTAAAATTTAAAACAATAAAAGAACTTAAATTAAATACAGCTTCAGCATATAGTGCAGCACAAAGAAATGGTTGGCTTGACGAATGTACTGCACATATGGAAAAAAATAAACCAAATGGTTATTGGAATTTTAATGTTTGTAAAATTGAAGCAATAAAATATGCAAGAAGAGTGGATTTTAGGTATGGTTCTACTGCTGCATATTGTGCAGCACAAAAAAATGGTTGGTTAGATGAATTATGTTTTCATATGTTAACAAAGAAAAGAAAACCGAGCGGTTATTGGACAAAGGAGAATTGTAGAATTGAGGCATTAAAATATAAGAGTAGGGGTGGTTTTAGTAGACATTCTAATGGTGCTTACGATAAATCACTAAATAATAATTGGTTAGATGAATTTTATAGTAACAAATGAAAAATAGAACACTCTTAATTGACGGGTCTTATTTATTGAAGCGTTCGTTTCACGGAGCTAAAGATATTGAAACTAAATCTTTTGGGCATATAGGTGGGTTATATTCGTTTTTAACCACAACCCGTAAGTTAATTAAAGACCACATGATCAACAAGGTAGTACTTGTTTGGGATGGTGAAGGTGGGGGTGTTTATCGGTATCGAATTGATCCGGCATATAAAGCCAATCGTAAATCAAAGGAGTGGCATAAGCGAATTGAGATGAGTGATGCTGAAATCCGAAGGGAAGAAGCGAAAGATGAGTCAATTCTAAACCAACGTAAAAGGATTCAGGCATATGCTGAAGAACTATGGTTAAGACAAATCGAAGTTAATGATATTGAGGCTGATGATTTAATTGCGCAATATTGTCTTGACCATAATAATAAGGAGGAAATTTTCATTTATTCTAATGACCGGGACTTCGCACAGTTATTAGATTTAAATATCACAATTATATTCTCAAATATTGATCAACCAGTAACCAAGACTAATTATATGATGCATTTCAATCATCATTATAGTAATGCATTAATAATGAAGATTATTTGTGGTGATGTTTCTGATAATGTTGCGGGTGTTGGTGGTGTTAAGGAAACTGGTTTATTAAAACATTTTCCCGAACTTAAATATAAAACATATAGTGTTAGAGAAATCTGTGAAAAGGCTGATGTTATTAATGAGATTCGAGTCCAGAATAATAAGAAACCATTAAAGATGCTTTCGAATATTGTAAATGGTGTGCCTAGACTCAAAATGAATTTTCAATTGGTTAACCTCAGAGAACCAATGTTGAATGATGAAGCTATTGAAGCATTGGAACAACTAGAAATTCCACTTTCTGATGAAGACCGGAATAGTAAAAATCTCCATTATTTAATGAAGGCTGATGAGTTTTTGACTGTGTATGGAAGTGGTCTCACTCAATATGTCGAACCATTTTATACTGTCATATCATATGAGAAACGACTACTTGCAGAATTTAAGAAAAAACATGGTTTAAAATAATAAAAATCCTTTCATTTAGGATAGATTTTAAGTATATTTGTATTTGATATTAACTTTTAAAAATAATTAAAATGAACGAGAAAAAGGAGGAGCATGGTAACATATTTAGGTTTTCACTTCATCAAGGTGAAACATTATTATGTGAGTCAATGTTTGATGCTGATAAGTTTAATCCTTTCACCCGGTATTCAATTGATGTGAGAGATATACTTCCACGTGCAATTACAAGAATACAGAAAACGTTATCGAGACGGAGTTATGATGTGGTTGCTGAAGTTGGTGAGGGAAAGAGTATTGATTTATTTGCTTATCGTCAGGGTATGATTAATAGTTATTTGGAGCAATACCGGACTGAAATGCATTATAATCCCGAATCAATTACACAACAGATTGAGGAAAAGACCATTCGTGGTGTGCCTTGTAAAATTGGATTATATATTAATCAAAATCCGATAGTGGAGCGTGAATTTTATGTTGATGGGTTTAATCCAATTGCTTTAGTGTCTGTTGATATTGTTGAAGTCGTGACTGATATCGCAGAATTAATGGAAACGAAAATCAAGAAAAACGACATTAGGAATATGTGGGATGATTATGATTTAATCAACTACCGGGGACTTTCGATTAATCAAATCAGAGAACTTCATCCTGCTAAACGTGCAGAAATGCTGAGAAGACTCAGACGAAATTAATATAATCTTTTTTAATTTACGTTATTGCAGGTAATCTACCTGCAATAACACCATATCAGCATATCTTGAAATGAGTGAAAAAACGGAAAACACGTTATCTGCATATCTAGGACCAGAATTTCAACAACGCCTTATTTGGCAATTGTTAGTGGAGCCAGAATTTGCAGAAAAAATATTACCTGATTTAGCTATTGAGTATTTTGATGACCCTAATTTGAAAAGGTTGTTCATTATTATGTTGGAATATTTTCATGAGTTTGAGAAAGTTCCTAATCTCCAGAGTCAGAGTATTCATCAAGCAATTCATGCTTATAAGACACCGAATAACGTTATTGAAGAAGAATCGTTATTTGCCGTAATTAAACGAATTACGATGTGGAATGAACGAATTATTAATAAGCAAATGCATTATGATGGTGATGCTGTTCAGAAGTCAGCTAAGTTTTTCATTAAGCAACAAGAATATCGTAAATTATCTGAACATATTCAGATGAAGGTTAAGGATGGTGGTATAAAAAATAAATTTATTGTTGCTGCAATTGAAGAAACATTCCAGAAAATAGCACTTATTGGTGAAGAGGAAGATGATTGTGAATCATTAACTGAGGGTATTGAGAAAGCACTTCGTAAGGAGTTCAGAGAGACCATTCCAACAGGTATTGGCACTATCGATGAGTTAACTGAAGGTGGGCTTGGTAAAGGTGAGATTGGTGTAATATTAGCTCCGAGTGGTGTTGGGAAAGCACAACCATTAACATCTAAAATATTAACACCTAATGGTTGGATTACTATGGGAGATGTTAATATTGGGTCTGAAGTGGTTGGTAGTGATGGGAAACCACAAAAAGTATTAGCTGTTTATCCACAAGGTGAAAGAGATATATATAAGGTAGAGTTCAATGATGGCACATCTACAATGTGTGATAAAGAACATATTTGGTTAGTTAATTCGTTGAATCAACGAACAGCAAATACAACAAAAAGGATTAATGGTAAACGAAAACATATTAAAGTTCCAGATTTAACATATAAACCATTAACAATTGAAGCGTTAATGACTGATTATGTTAAAACACATGGTGGAAAAAAGAAGTTAAATTATAGAATACCAATTATTAAACCTATTGAATTTAATGAAACAACACTACCAATTGACCCATATTTATTGGGTGCTTTAATTGGTGATGGTAGTTTAACACAAGATATTCCAAGATTTACTTCAGTTGATAATGGAATAATTAATAAGATTAATGGAATCATTGAAACTAATTATATTGATTTATCGGTAAAGCAGGTATCTAATACACAATCATTTTCAATTACGGGTAAAGCAGGTAGAAAAAATGAATTATTTCAAAAGATAAAAGAATTAAAACTTAATGTTCATTCATACGAAAAACATATTCCTGACATATATTTACATAATTCGATAAGTAATAGGATTTCACTCTTACAGGGTTTGATGGATACTGATGGATATGCTTCGAAAAGTGGAAGAGTTCAATACACAACAACATCCGAAACTCTAAAAAATAATGTAAGAGAACTAGTTTTGTCTTTGGGTGGGTTTTGTAAAGTAAAAGAAAAATTACCGAAATATAAATATCTTAATGAGACAAAAACTGGTAGATTAAGTTATACATTAACAATTTCGTTTTCAGATGAAACAATTAAATTATTTCAGTTAGAACGTAAACAAAGTCGTGTAGTTTATCGTGATAAATATAAGTACAATAAATATATTTCGAATATTGAATATTCACATAAGGAAGAAGCACAATGCATTTATGTTGAAAACGATGACCATTTATATGTGACTGATGATTTTATCTTAACACATAATACCACTGCGCTCACAATCATAGCCAATACAGCTTATGAACAAGAGAAGAATGTTGCTCATATTGTTTTTGAGGATACCACAGACCAGATTAAACGTAAACATTATGTTATTTGGGCAGATTCTGCATTGAGTAAACTTAATGTTGATGAGGAACATGATAGGGTGTTGGCGATTGCCAATACAAAAGCCAAATCTTTAGAAGGTAAAGGTAGACTCTTGGTTAAACGATTTAGTCAGGAAGACACAACAATTAAGGATGTAAAAAATTGGATGATTGGTTATGAAAAGAAATGGGGTTTTAAGTTCGACTTGTTAGTGATTGATTATCTCGATTGCCTAGAAAGTCATAAGAAAAATCCAGACCGGAACGAATCAGAGCTTACAATCATTAAAGGTTTTGAGGCACTTGCATCGGATTTCGATATTCCAGCATGGACCGCAATTCAAAGTAACCGTTCGGGCATAGGTGCTGAATACGTTGAAGCACAACAAACAGGTGGTAGTATTAAGAGAATGCAGAAAGCTCACTTCTTTATGTCAATAGCTAAAACTCCTGCACAACAGGAAGCTAACTTCGCCAACATCCGAATCATTAAGGCTAGATTTGCAAAGGATGGTCAGATGTTCGAGGACTGCGTATTCAATAATGACACAATTAAAATCATTATTGATGACCCAAGATATCGTAATTCTCAAGCCTATAAAGGTCTTAAACATTATGATGAGAAGG